CCTTGGGGTTATTATGAGAATCTCCTAGAAACTAAACTGTATAAGGTTAAGAGGATTGTAGTAAATCCTGACCAACAAATATCATTACAGTACCACAACCATCGTGCAGAGCACTGGACGGTGGTAACGGGTAGTGGTTATGTTACTATCGGAGATGATGTGCATTATGCCACGGCACACAGCACTTACACTATTCTGAGAGGCGAGCAGCACCGCTTAAAGGGCGGTGAGAACGGCATAACTATTATAGAGGTCCAGTTAGGATCTCGTTGTAATGAAGAGGACATCGTTAGACTTAAAGATGACTATCAGCGAGTATAGATTTCACATCTACGCAAAAGAGAAATGTCTTTTTAATAATTTAAAAAAAGAAGACTTTCAAAACAAATGGGAGACTCTCCGGGGCATGGTGGGTCTCATGAAAACTGAATATGAAGTAGAGGATCTCAGTTATGAGAAGGTGCTTCTAGAACCGGAATCAGAAGCATCCTATTGACAAAAACTAAATAGTCACTTAGACTTGAATTGTAGGTTATTCAAACTTATGGCAAAAGGATTTACAGTAAAGGC